AGCATTTCTACCAAATGAAGTGCCAAGATTCTTTACACCATTAAGTAATCCCATGCTTCCTTTTTTCAATCCACCCATTATCTTACCACCACTTGTTCCATACAATCCACCAGTTTTCATTAAATCATTTTTAATAAAAGTAAGTCCACCTAAAAACTTTGTAAGTGCCATTTTTAGGGCTACTTTCGCAAGAAAGGCTGTTATTATACCACCTAAAACAATTAGTGTTTTTGTGAAACCACCTTGTTCACCAAAGAACGCTATGAAGTCCATTAATGCTTCACTTTGTAAAAGTTTAGCAAAAGCAAAATAAGCTGCTATAAGTAAACCTGTTTTTAAAAAAGGAAGAGCTTTACTTTTCATACTTTCACCGAAACTTTTGAAGTTTTCTGAAATCATACCAAACCCCTTTTGTAGAGCAGTGGTTTGGGCGTCAGCTGACCTTTTCTTTTCTTTATCTTCTTTTGCTTTTATATTTGCTTCAGCGGCATCAGCTTGGTCTTGTCTTAGTGGGTCTGCTCTAAGTAATGCTGCTTGTTCTTTTTCTATATCAATTGATTCTTTAAAAAGTCTTCTTGTTTCCATTTCTTCTGGTGAAACTTTTAAAACATTATTACCTATTTTATTAAGTATATCTATTGATTCTTGTTGATATTTAGCATCAAAATTTTCTTTATCTCTCTTAGCCAAATCTAACTCCTCTCTAGCCTTATTTGATTCTTTTTGTTTTTTTGTTAATTCCATAAATACCTTAGTTGAATCTTCACCAGCAGCAACTTGTTGTTTATATGATAATGATAATTTTTCTACTTCTAGTTGAGCTTGTTTTTGTTTATTAGAAGCTGATTCTACTGCATCAGAAAAGTTCTTCAATTTTTCAGTGCCATCTTTTCTAGCATTCACATCATCTCGCAAACTTTTCTGTATTTCTTTTGAATTTATTTGAGCCATTATTTTTTACTTGTTCCTGTGTATAGTCCAAACCAAGCAGCACCAGCACCTACAACGATACTTATCAACCCAGACTGTTCCATAGTTGGAGCAGATAAGTTCATATACCAAATAACACATTTGTATAACAATACAATATATACTGTTAAAAATAGTCGTGGGAATATTCTCCATGCATCCACAGCTTTTGCCATGTCTATCCATGATTGATATTTGTTTTTACTAGAATTAACAACATTAGTATCTACTTCTAGTTCTATATTTACTTTTTTAGTTTCGTTTTGCATTCTCTTTCTCTATTCTTTCGTTTTCTTCCTTAATATGTTTTATTAATAAACCTATATATATTTCTCTCTCATAAGGTATCATATTATCTAACTCTGTTAAAGAGTATTTATGATGTTGCATCATTGCAAAATTACTTTCGTAGTAATTTTTTAGGCTCTCGTGAGAGAGCCCTATTCTAAAAAACTCTCTATACCCTCTAACATAACTTCACTAGTGACTTCTGTTTTTGGGTTAGTTACCTCTATTCTATGTCTAAGTCTTGGCATAGTTTCAAAGAATTTTGCTAATGTTGCAAATTGTTCTGTAGAAAGTGATTCAATAAACTCATCTAAGTCTTTCTTTGACATATCAACCTTGTGAGTTATTTCTTCATTAAAATGCACTTCTTCAATACAATCTGCCGTTAAATCAAAAATCATTTTAGTAGCATCACTTCCACTTGTATACTTTGCAAATGTATTTAAAAGTGGATATTTAAAAACTATTTTAATTTCAGGTGTAAGTTGTACTTCATTTGAATGTTCTTCCACCATACCAACATTAATATCATCTAAATCAATACTAACAGGAACTTGTGTTTTTTTGTCATCTGGGCAAGTTACTGATATATCTACTTTTGAACCTACAGACTTACTCCTTATTTTTAAAAAAATATACTCTGCATCAAACATAGCAATCTTTTTAGTATCTACTTTATTAAAAGTACAATCAGTTATTAATTGATTTACTGCATCAATAATCTCTTTGGTATTTTTAGATTCTTCTGCCATCATCATTCTTTTTTGTTCTTTCACTAGGAAAGGTCTATACTTCACTTCTTCATCTGTTGAAGGCATGTTTAAAGTATAAACTGGTGTTTCAAGTTTAGGTAAAGCCATAATTTTTCACTCCTTAATTATAATTTTCTTAATACTTTTGGTATTCTATTTAGTAGTTGTCTTTCCACCTGATTTGCAAGTACTCCTTGCAGTCTATCTAATAAAGGTTTCGGTAGAGAACCCTCATCTGTTAAATTCTTCCAATATCTATAACTAAAAGTTACACTAACCTCTTGTACTGATGTAGCTGGACTTCCATCTAATATTTGTTCAGCGATATCTGTTGGGAAACACTCGACTAATTCGCATCCATATCTTCTGTTCCCATCTTGGTCTAAAGAATACATTTGTATAGTGCCAACATAATCATCGTAATAACCAGCAGCAAATGTTTGTGGGTTATATGCAAGTCTTTGCCATGTTTCAAAAAATATCTTTTCTCTCATGTCATTGTGACAATAAAACTTACCATTAACATTACCATAAGTGTATCCACCATTTGCAATTTTTCTCACAGGGCCATAAATGTTTTCATCTGATGTTGTGTCAATACCACGAGGTGGAAATGCTATTGAATAACATTGATATCCTACTTGTCTTTGTTCTTGTCCACCCACTTGTCCAAGCAATACTTGTGAGAATAGATTTGTAGAAGCACCTGTTGATGTTCCTCTAGTTCCTGATGGTGGTAAAAATAATACTTCGTACCTAGATGGCATTGCCATCCCATTGTCATCTCGTAAAGGTGCAAGTAATTCATTTAATACTGATGAAGTACCTGCCTCTATTAAACTATTTCCGAAATCCATTATACCATTCCTCTTGATTTTGCAAATACATGACTGTCAGATTGTTTTTTAAATCTCTGTACAGGTAATAGTGTTGCAACTATAAATTCATCTGCCTCTACTTTTCTAAATTGTGTCTTAACATTACCTGCTAAATATCTTTTTAGACAGGGTTTAATTAAGTCTATCTTTTTTAAATTACTATAATCTACATTTAATTTTGTAGACTTATCAAACTTATCATTATTACTATAGTCTACTAATCTATCTAATAATCTCATTCTCATGGGCATAGACAAATAGTGCATATTGATTCCTAAGAATCCATTACTATATTTTTCAATAGGTAATACTAAAGGAAATGTATCATAGTATGGTAATTTATCCTTTAACTTAGGGTCGTATACAAACATATTTAGTAGACCAAAAGTAGGTGTTGATGTTCTTTTACCATCACGAATTAAGTCAGCAGACTTTGGTGTTCCAAACTCTTTGATTTTATCACGAAACCATTGGGTTGATTTGGGTCTACCACCTGCTGCCTTTAAGACACTTTGAATATATTTACTTTGGGCCATACAGGTATTTATAAGGATTGTGTAGAATCATATGAGAAAAGTGCCTCTAATGAATAGAGGCACTCGGTAGGTTACTCAGCTAGTTTTTCAAAATATGCTAATGTATCATCTTCCTCGACTACTGGTGTTTCCACTTTAGTAGCTTGTGGTTTTGTATCAACTTTTGGTTTTGCTACAGGAGCATCATCCAAATCATCAGCAACATTACCAACTTTTACAGTGCCAGAAAGGACTGCATCTAGTCTGGTTTTTAACTCATCATAAGATTTAAAGTTTGTTGGTGCAGTAAACTCTGCAAGAGAGTGTTGTGCATTCCAAACTTTATCTGCTTCTGAATCATCTTCAAAAAGTTTTGATGTGTCTTCAAACTCTGATTTATCATAGTTCCAATATCCATCTACCTTTCTGATTTTAAGTTTAAAGTTTGCACCTTCCCAAAAATCAAATGGGTTGATTGCCTTTTCATCTTCAAACTCTGGTGACATAGCAGCAGTTAACTTATCAAAGATTTTTTTCCCATAGCGGAACAAGAACACTTTGCCTTCATTCTCTGGATGTTTTGCATCACTTACCACATAAATGTTTGAGAAGTATTGCAATTTTCTTTTCTGCTTACGAGCAATTTCTTTGTCAGATTCTAAACCTGTATTCCATAATGCTGTATTATGTTCAGACACAGGGTCTTTCTGATTGAGTGTTGTAAGAGAGTTTTCAATGTACCATTGACCTGTTGGGCCTTGAAATG